TATTAAATCCTGTTAATGTCTGCACATTACTATCAACCATTGTGCCACCAGGAGCATCAACAACATCGATGAAATTAAAAGTATTTGGAGCAGTATCTTCTTGAAGGATTGTTGTTACAGACCAATCAACTGCTGCACCACCACCCACTGTGACTGATGCAGTGGTCACTGTGTTTACAGTAGCTGCTGATGTAACATTTAATTGAAGAGTATCGCCATTATTAATAGTTCCAGTTGAGGATCCACTGTCGGTTCCATTAATTACTAGAGTAACAGTACTTGCCAGTCCTCCAGTTAGAGCAGAACAACTAACATCTGCCTGCTCAGTAAGACCACTAATAGTAACACTATTGCTGATAATTGAAGCGTTGAGTGGTTGTTCTGTTACATCAGTAAAATCAAATGGATTAGGGATATTATTTGGTGGATCTTTTGTAATAACATTCCACGTTGAAGTAACAGTTTGTCCTGCTAGTCCGAAAGATAGAGTTCCCGTTCTAGTCGTAGAGAAATTAGGTGCTGAGGTCATTGTAAGACCTAAATTATCACCATTAACTACTGTCGTAGAATTTCCTACATTAGTTCCGTTTTTAATAATTGCAGCGTTTACAGAAGTAGCAGGAACAGTGATATTAATTCCTGCAACCGCTACAGTATTAGCAGTTGTATATGATGTGTTTACCTCAGCGTTAGTTACTGTTGGGAAATTAGATACTGGGTTTGGATTTCCATCATTGTCA